AGAAATCCTTACAGTCAACCGCCAAGTCGTTATGGCAGGACGCAAGGCCCAACAGGGTTGGGTGGTTTTTTATCTAGACAACCAGCAATAAGCCAAAGGCAGATTGATCCTGCTACAGGATTTCCTGCTAGACCACAGCCGTATGGCGCGGTTATGGGCCGTCCCGATTTTGGATCTATTGGTCGCAACGCATCAAAAGGAAAGAGCGGCTCTAAAGGTGGGGCAAGCACTGTTAATCCTTCTAGACCGGAGAATGTTCAAGGTATATCCGACGTATTTATGGAGGGTGTAGAAAATGCTCAATTGCTTGGCAATAATGCGCCCCAAGCGCGTGAGGGCCAAATAGCAAGGTTCCCAGGATTGACTGCCCCGCCATCACCGACGTTTGGCAACAATCCACCGCAAAGCCCAGCAGTGCCGGAAATTGGAATGATCCCTCGTGGGGGGCGAGAGTTTGATAGGGCACGAAAGTCTGAAACAGGATCGCCTCCTCCAATGATCGACGCAGGCCAATATCTAAGAACAGGCAGACTTCAAACCCAAGGCCCAGAGCGTTCGATGGGTCGATTTCAATCTCAAGGGCCAGAAAGCTTAATGAGAATGGGTAAAGCGCCAAACATAAGACCAGCGATGAACGTCGGTAAGGCAACGGGTGGCCCTGTAGGGTTAGCTTCGTTGATTGGTCGATACTAAATGACTCTGGCGAAAGTACAGTTCGCCCCAGGCGTTAACAAAGAGGGAACCGAGTACACAGCCGATGCTGGCTGGTTTGACTCTGACAAGATCAGATTCAGGCAAGGCCGAGTAGAAAAGATTGGCGGTTGGACTAAGTACTCTGATCAAAGCTTCCTTGGTGTGTGCCGTTCGCTCCATCACTGGTCTTCGCTTGAGTCAATTAGCTATCTTGGGATTGGCACCAATCTAAAGTTTTACATAGCAGAAGGCTCTGGATACACCGATGTCACACCGATTAGGCTGACATCGGGAGCGGGTGATGCCACCTTTGCAGCAACCAACGGCTCTTCAACGATTACCGTCACTGAAAATGCACACGGTGCAGTGGTCAATGACTTCGTCACTTTCTCTGATGCAGCATCTTTGGGTGGCAATATAATTGCATCGGTCTTGAATCAGGAATATCAGATTGCTTCTGTGCCCACGACAAACACCTTTACTATCGTGGCAAAAGACACCAGCGGTGCGACTGTAACCGCTAACGCAAGCGACAGTGGTAATGGCGGCAGTTCAACGGTTGCGACGTATCAGATAAACACAGGCTTAAACACATTTGTTCAAGGCACGGGTTGGGGTGCAGGGACATGGGGTTCTGGCACTTGGGGTAGCTCTAGCAGTGTTTCTGCTGACGGTCAGTTGCGTCTTTTTAGTCAAGACAACTTTGGTGAAGACCTGATTTTTAACATTCGAGGTGGTGGCATATTTTACTGGGACGAGTCTTCCGGTACTGGGGCGAGGGCAGTCAACGCTACAACCTTGGGCGGTGCCTCTAATGTACCAACTGTCGCATTGCAGGTTTTAGTTTCTGATATAGATCAGCATGTCATAGCCTTCGGCACAAACCCGATTGGTTCATCCAACATTGATCCGCTGTTCATACGCTTTTCAGATCAAGAAAACGCTGCCGACTGGACACCAACGGCAACGAACACTGCTGGCGGTGTGCGAATAAACTCCGGCTCCCAGATCGTTGGCGCTGTTCAAACAAGGCAAGAAATCCTTGTGTTTACAGATGTCAGCCTTCACTCAATGCGGTTTGTGGGTGCCCCGTTTACATTCCAGTTTGCAACGCTAAGCACTGACATATCCATGATTTCGCCTAACGCGGCGGTAAACGCTAGAGGTTCGGTCTACTTCATGGATTCAGGTGGTTTCTACGTCTACAACGGGTCAGTCCAGCCACTACCGTGTAGCGTAAAAGAACATGTCTTTTCTAATCTTAACAAGGGCCAAGCGTTTAAGGTGTTTGCTGCTGAGAACAATGACTTCTCAGAGGTTATATGGTTCTACCCTGTGGGCGAAGGTGACACAGAAATCACGAACTATGTATCGTATAATTACGCAGAGAATCTGTGGGCTGTTGGCACATTGGATAGAGGCACTTGGATGGGAACGTCAAAGAACTCAAACCCTATCGCTTCATCTGTAAACACTGGGGTGACGGATGCTAATTATCTGTATAACCAAGAAACTGGCTTTGATGATGATGGGTCTGCAATGACCGCGTTTGTTGAGTCAGGAGACCTTGAGATTGCTGAAGGTGATCGTTTTATGATGATCAGCAGAATCATTCCTGACTTCAGGTTCAGCGGAGCCACCGACGCCGCGTCAATCGACTTTACGATTAAGGGCAGCAACTTCCCCTTAGAGACCCCAACAACACAAGCTACTGCGACTGTTACACCTAGCACCACTCAATCAAACATAAGGACTCGAGCTAGGCATGCTGTTGTTCGAGTTGAAAGCACAGGCTCTGGCTTTGGGTGGCGACTAGGTGATCTACGATTTGATATGAGACAGGACGGTAGGCGGTAATGGCGACTAGACAGAATCCACTGCCGGTGCCTGCCCCAGAATACGACGTTGGCAATGAGGCAATCACTCGCAGAACAATCGAACAGGCTATGGATCAGATCGAAAACGATGTGATTCAGGCCAAGACTCAGGGCGATAAGACAGGATCGCTTGCTATGCGTAGGTTCCAGTTCTTGTTGATGGGTGCATCGTGACAGACGTTATCAAGGTATTGGGCCAATCAAACCCAAGTGCAACAACATCAACAACCCTGTACACCGTACCCAATCTAGCGCAGACGACAGTTAGCTCTTTAGTTATATGCAACTTTGGCTCAAACCAAGGTTCATTTAGAGTTAGCGTTCATGTTGGCGGTGCGGCGGATGACGATAAGCAGTTCTTATTTCACACAGAATCTTTGGCAAACCACACCACTAAAACAGTGGTGATTGGCATGTGCTTAAACCAGACAGATGTAATAAAAGTTTATGCGAGTTCGGGAGATTTCGCGTTTAACCTCTTCGGAGTGGAGACCAGCTAATGAACAACCCAAACATGTTCCCAATGCAGCCTATGGCTGAGCAGATGGCCCAGCAAGGCCGATACGGCGACAGCATGATGGTTCACATGAACCCGATAGAGGTGGCTGGTATAGCCTCTCTGTCGCCCACAGGGCAACTCACAACCAACCCGATGACGGGGCAGCCGGAGGCTTTCTTGCCTTTCCTTGCTCCACTGCTGGGTAGCGTTCTTGCTCCTGGGGCTTTCACTGCTTTAGGTACAGGCTCGCTTCTTGGGGGTACGGCTCTTGGGACTGGGCTTACGGCGCTGGGTAGTAATGCTGCTTTGGCTAGTGCTGTTGGTTCTGGTCTGGCTACTACGGCTGTGACCGGCGACCTTAAAGAAGGATTGCTGTCTGGGTTGACTGGCTTTGGAGTTGGAAAAGCCTTTGAAGCTGGAGCAAAAGCAATTGCAGGAACAGAGCAGTTAGCAAAAGAGGCTGCAACTGCCGCTAAGACGGCAGATTCAGCAAAAGCGGCTGCGTTGGCTGCTGACCCAACACTGACTACGGAAGCTTTGACTAAGCTCCCATCTGTTGCCGAAGCTGGCGTTGCGGATCAAGCAGTAAAAGATTCTTTGATGGCAGCAAAAGAAATGGCCCCTACTGATGTCATTAGGCGAGGGGGTCTTGCAGATTCTGCAAAGGGATTATTGAATCCAATGGCAGCAGCACCTATAGCTATAGGCGAAGGTCAACGTGCTGCGTTCAGGCAGCAGGACGCGATGGATCGTATGTACGGTGAGCGAGCAGCAGAGAAGGAGCAAGACCTTCAGGACGCTCAAAGCATTGTTGATGCTTCTATCCGGCAAGCTGGCTCTGACTACGGCATTGATTACTCCAAGGAATACGGACGTGATTACGGAATGATGGGCGGCGGTATTACCTCTGTAAATCCCGATGACTTCCAGCGCCGTCACGCAGAACTACAGATGATGGGCAGACAACCTATTCAGATGAACGGCGGTGGGCCAGGAGAGATCCGAGGAATAAACCTTGGAAATGTCGGCACTATGGGTGGATTCGGTGCCCCAGCAGGGCGTCAGTCTAGACTTCGAGGGCCAGTCACTGTTAAGCCAGAGGAACTTGTGGGAACTAGGCCTGGGTTTCAGCCCGAGATCAGCTACTTCAGGCAGCCAACA